CCTCGATATTCCGAGCTTCCGCTTGGGTAATCGATCGGCCAATGGCCTGCTCAACCGCTGTAATACACGCCTGTCTCATTCACCGTGCCTCAATGCGCAATTTACCGCCGCCGGGAATCCGAGATATTCCTGCTCGGCTCGACGGATCGCATCCTCGGAATCGCGCATTCCATCGCGTACCGTAACTATTCCATCGTCGCCAGCAACTTCCATGTCAGCCGGAAACTCCTCGTCGCCAATCCGCATCATCTCGCCTCGAGGGCGATCGATATCGGCCATATCTATAGCCCTGCCCTCAAAGTCTCGACCGCGACCAGCCAGTTCGGCCTCCAGCATATCGATCTCGTCCAGCACACCGGGCAAGCCAGATTCACGCAGCGCCTTAATGATTTCAGCATCATCAATATTGATCTTCGGCCTCGGCGCAAATGTGCCGCCCTTGCCGACGTTATCCACAGATACCGGCTCACCGCGCAGCATCTGTTCAACAGCTACCTTCATGCGAGCAAGATGCGTCATCAGCGCCGCTCGATTTGCCGGAATGCCCGGGGCAGTATCCAGCTCCAGATTGGCTCGATTGCGCGTGACCATTGCCGCATCCATAGACTCGGCAAACTGATCGTATTCGCGAATCATTTCCTCATCTGGGCCGACCGCGCGCTCATCATTGGCTCGAGCCTCATCGTCAATCATGCGCAACCGATCAGCAATCTGCGTCGGCGTCATGTCCGGCGTGATGCCTTCATACGACATGGAGTCGTTAAAGAATCGGCTTTGACGAATAACCTCGAGCTTCTCTCTGACTTTGCCGTTGTAAACCTTGTCACGGAAAAGATCGCTCTCCAGAGCATCGACTATTTCGGAATCAGTAATCTCGTTATAGTCGTTTTTCTCTGGGAAATAACCAGCATCGAAGATGCGCTCACGCACACCGTCCCACCCGGCAACGCGCCGATTGTCCGGCGTATCTTTGCGCACTAAGCCCGGCATTGTCTTATTCGTGATATCGCGTGACGATAGCTCGCCACCGTCGTCGATGATGCCACCCGTGCGCTTAATGAACTGAGCTAAAGACTCAACCTTTGGATCTCCAAGAAACTTACGAATCTGGCCTACATCGTTTAGGTCGATATCCTGCTTCTTGGACTCACGCAACTCATCGTATATTCGCGCAGCCAGTTCATCATAGGAGTCAGCCTGCCGAGGAACTTCCAGAGGCTTGTATGCCGGGCCTGTAGGCTGCATCGGTAAAACAGAGTCAGCAGCCTCATCTGGCGTCAATCCGCGCTGGATCTCGCGCTGCGATACAACGGAATTGATTCGAGCAGATCGAGCACCGAGGTAGCCAAAAGCAGCACCAAGAATAACGTCAGCAGCTAACTGCTCGGACTGCAATTCAGAATATCGCTCGGCAAGTTCGTCATAACCCTGCGATTTGAGATACGCGCCAATTCCTTTGGACGCCACGACATCCTGAGCGACGTTGACGCCCGGGCCATAAAGCAAAGTATTCAACGCAACCCGGCCACCAATAGCAGCAGGAACCGCAACGCCAACCGCCGTCAACGCACCGTCGATAGTCGCCGCGCCAATAGCCGTGCGCTCATCAACGCCCTGCTGCATCAGATCGGTCATCGTGCCAGTCATCTGAAATCCACCAGCAGCCGCCGCAGCGGCAGCCGGGCCGCCTACAATTCCAGCAGCGATAGCAGGAGCGCCGACACCGACAACGCCATAAAGAACTCGACCAGCAGCGCCAACGGTTAGCGGATCTGGAGTCTGCGCAGCCGTAAATTTGGCTGGCTCCTCAATCGTAATTCTGCGCAGCGCCTCAGTCGCTTTGGTGTCAAACACCATGTCAAGCGGCTCTGTAAATGCACGGCCAACTTGATACTCAACCGCACCGGCCAACTGGTTTGCTACGCCAACAGCTCGAGCAACGCCAGTACCAATACCAGTTGGAACACCTTCAAACCAATCAGGCTCAAACGACTCTTGCGCAGGCTCAATCAGCAACGCCTGCTGTTCAACCTCGCGCCTCTGCCGATCGTTAATCGATAAGAAACTCACGGATTCACTCGCAAGTAAACCACGCGACCATTCTTGTCTTTCAGCGGAGCCGTGCCATCGGTTGCCATATAAACGCCGTTGCCAACCGTCACCAGCGCCACATCGTCAAGCTCAACTGAATCCGGCAATCCTGCCGTTTTTCGAGCAGCCGGCCATTGCTTGTTCAGATCGTTAATCGTGCTGTCCTCATCCATGCCCCAAGGCAGCAGGATGTTGTAACCACCAATCTCGGTGACACCACCAGACACCGCTCGAGCAGCCATGTCAGACACTTCTGAATCAAACTCTCCGGTGTAGTTTCCGCGACGAGCAGCCTCGGCAGCGTAAAACGCACGATAAGCCTGATACGCGGTCGCCTCCACTTCTGGCGAAGCACGATAAGCATCGCCCGTCAGGCCAACCCATTGCGCTCTCAAATCGCCATCAGACGGCATCGGGAACTTACCACGGCCCATTGCCTCTTTTTCGCCGGTCGTCGGATTCAGTAGATCCTCGCCTTGCAATATACGCTCGGCAACAGAGAACGCCGGCAGCGTAGACGGACGCGAGAACCAGCCGCCCTCTTTCGTAATGATCTGCGATTCTCGACCAAGCATAGATCCGGCCATTGATGTCACCGGACTATCTGCGCGAATCTGCCCCATGATTGCCTGATAGGCATCATCCGGCAACGATCGACGAATACTGGTAAACAGACTGACTTTCTCAACGGAAGTCATGTTAGAGGCAAATGCCGAGAACGCCTTCGCCTCATCGTTAGTCATCAGCGCCATCGGAGTGCCGTACTCCTTTGTCATCGTGCGCGAGACAGTCGAGCGATTCTTTAACTCGGCAGCAAATGCAACCGGATCGGCAGGATCAAGCTGCGTGATTTTCATCAGATTGCGATTTGCAGCAAACTGAATCGGATCTGCCGTGCGCTCCGACACAATGGTTTTTGCAGAATTAAGCAGCAACTGATATCGCTTGTTTCTTTCCGCAAATCCCGTCTCTGTCGGTGCAGGCTTTTCTTTAGCCAATAGATCGGTGATCTGCTTGCTATCCATGCCGACCATGCTGGATGCTACGGTTCCAATCCGCAGCGATTCCTGATAATCAGCATATTGATCGCCCATACCAGCAGCCACAAACTCTGTGCGGCTGATCGGAGAACTCACGCCATAGCCAGCGGATAGCAATGCAGATTGATCGGCAATGCGCTCGCGCAATACTTCTCTGCGCTCTGCCTGCCGCGCCTTGGCCTCTGCCTCCAATCGGCGCAACTCTGAATCGGTCTGTGCGCGTAACTGCAAACGCTCATCTGCACCGAGCTCATCAATGTAGTCAATACCAGACTTGCCGGGCTCTGCCTTGAGCGCCTTATCTATAGCGCGCGGATTCTGACGCATTGCACCAAATCCGGCGTCATAGGCCAACCGCTGGCGAGCAGCGGCCCATGCCTCGGCTCGTTTCTCTGGCGGCAATCGAGCATACTGCAAGGCAAGATCGTCACGGGTAGCTGCATAGTCCTGCGGCTTTGAGCCAACAACTTGACGAGCCTGATCTAAAGATTGCCCAACAAGATTGACATCGCGCTCAACCTTGCGCTGCGCTTCCCATCGAGACGCGCCATCAAATACGTTTAGCGAATATTCATCGGCGCGCTGACGCAGCCACGCATTCGCACTTTCCGACTTGGTTTGCTTCAGCTCCTCGGAAACGATCTCGTCATAGGCGGTGCGAGCAAGATCGGTAAATCCTTCAAATTCACCATTGGCCGCGGCTTCTTGCTCAAGCTCTTGCGAACGCGCCATCCATTTTGACTTAATCGCGACAGCTCGAGCAGACGCATCGATAGCCGCCTCATCTTCACGGCGCTTATCAATTTCCAAATTACGACGCTCGATTAACTGACCGGCAGCCACAGCGCCTCGAGCAATAGCCTCTCCAGTCTGCGCTAAACCAGACTGGATACGCCCGAGCCCTCCGACATCGGGAGCAATGACGCGCGGCGTCGTCTGCTGTCGATAGAACTCGAGCTTTGCCATGATTACCTACCTACGTTCCGAAGCATACGCGGCCCAGTTACGGAGATGCGCGGCTTCACTTTTCTGCTAGAGATTTTGACTTCTTGCAGATCGTTAATGTTTGGCGACGACGGCATCTTGCCGCCAGCAGCAGAGAACGCCATCAGAGCATTGGTGCCAGCAGAGAGGATTGCAGGCCCCCACAACGGCTTGGCGGCACGAGTAGCACCAGCCTCAAACATCAAACCGCGTCGGCGACCCTCGCCTTCGTAACGGATATTGAGCGCGTCCAGTTCGGCAGCGGTCGCGGCTTGCGAGTAGGCATCAGCAAAAGATGCTGACTCCAGCAGCCCCATCTGCGCACCAGCGGCACGGGTCTCGCCGAACGCTTCACGAGCCTGCCTGCGCTGCGCCTCCTCTGCGACCCCAGCCTCCAGAGATGCAGCGCGAGCCTGCTCCTCTAACCCTCGAGCTTGCGCTTCGCCGACCTTGCGAGCCTGCGCTGTTTCAGCGATCGTGCTGACAGCAGAAGCGGCAGCAGCAATGAATGGTAGTGCGGCCATTACTGAATCCTCGAATACATCGCCATATCTTGACCGCTCGTACCAAACGAACGCATCAAGCCTTCAAACTCAAACCGCAGCATCTTTGCCCATCGATGCCCCTGCGGGAAACGAGCATCCACATACGCCTCAATCCGGCGATATGGGCGAGTGTTCAGATAGTCGTCGACGATCCGCGTGAGGCCAACCATGTGCGGCCCTGCGTCTTTTGCAAGCCATGCCCATGCGGCATATCGGTTCGCCCACATCTCTGCCACGCCTGCGCACATGACGGGCTTCTCGCCAGCCAATACGGTATAGGCGGGGCCGGCTGCCACGAGCTGCTCGCAGTAGTCGTCGTCGAATACAAGCGGAGCCATGATTTGTTGCGCATCTTGCAGCACCATCGCTCGCAGATATTTAGCGTTGAACGAAACGACTTCCATTAGTCCTCCGTCCTCAATCGCGGGTACATCGCAACTACGGTCAGCGGCAGCGGCTGATCAGCCAGCACCCAGATCCGACCATCAGTTTCGTATCCACCCGGGAACGGGAATTTATCGGTATCGCCAGTCAATACAGGCGGCACTTCATCCATATAGTCTGACAGCGATCGATATAGGATGTAATCGGTGTTCGTCGCATCCGGCCCGACCTTGCCGCCGAGGCTTGCATAGAGACGCATCACGATCTGGTGATATCGCTTCGTTTTGCCCTGCGCCGTGCCATCCGTGGCACCCGCATCAATCCGTTGAGTGGCAAGCGTAGACGTATATGGCAAACCGATTTGCGCTCGCGCAGTAGCAGTCGGCAAGGTCACCGCACCGCCAGAAACAATCAGATTCTCAACCTCTGCGCCGTCAGCCAGAGCAGAGACGGACTGCCCTTCAAGATGCCAAAGTCCTCTTACAGTCGTTGAGGTCATACGCCAACCATTGGCCGAGATCTCGCTCTCGCTCTGGAATGGAGCAAGAATCGTACAGCGCACTTCGCCTTCATTGACGTAGCTTGTAATCAATGCGCGAGAAGTACGCCATTGCTCCGCAGACTCATCGAAATAACGAACTCGAATCTCGCGACCAACGTCACCTAGAGCAAACACATCGTCATTTATTGCGATGAATTCATCAGCTTCCGTGACCAAGAAATCATCATCTTCGGTCGTCAACTCAAAGAACGATGTCACCGTAAACGGAACATTCGTGGCACCGCGAACGATTGCGCCAGAACCGGGCAGCAGGGTTTCATTTACAGAACCATCAAATTCTAACGATGTATCGAGATACACCGCCCCTTCAATGTCGTCATTCTGCTCAAATCCTTCAGCAAAATACTCAACGTATTTGCGAGTGTTTGCGCCGGAGACAGACGTTTCAGACAAAATCTTAAAGCCATCTTCAAGCAGCAAATACGAGCCATCTTCGAGTAACTGATAGTTAGTCACAGACGCAGATGTGATCTGCCTTTCAACAATCACCCAAACGTCATTGACACTAGCGTCTGGGCTTGTGATGACTTGCGCTGATTTGACCTTGGAGTTAGTTCCGGCAATAGGATGACGGTGCCAACCATAGACATTCTGCTCTCGGTCATACGTCATGCCGAGCAAGCGTCCATTAGAAAGCACAGTCCAGATGATATTGTCCGGTTCTTTCTGGTAAGCCATCTCGACAATGCCGGTCTGCGTGATCTCGGGATACAGCACGTTCATATCGCGCGGAACCCACGAATCAGACTGGATGTCGAATCGCAGCTCAAGAATGCGCCGGCCACCAATGCGCACGAACAGCACAGCATCTTCAACCAGCACCGGCTCCAGCTCTCGCGAGCCTTCAGCAGACTGAATCTCGTACTTGACGTTCTCGGGGCCGAGCACTTGGTTCGGCGTGATTTCCTGCACAGCGACTTCGGAGCCTGCCGTGCCAATGAGCAGCACATCCGATGCTGTCATCCAGCGGATCTTGTCCACCGTGCCAACCGAGAGCGTCAGCGAGATCGCGTTATCAGCCAGAATCTCACCAAGAGTGTCCGGCGACATCGACGCATAATCACCGGCCACAGATGCATAAATCTGCTGATTGCCAGCCCACCATAACCGATCGCGCCAGAAAGCAACCTTGTACGGGAATGAGGCTCCCGTCGCTTCACCCCATGCGCCGATTCGATAGCGGCAATCATCGCCGGCGACAATCTCGGCAGGCGCAATGCCCGGGCCAATAATGTCGACAGTCGCATTCTGCGCATCCGTAATCGCCGTCACCTTGACAATGACGTAACCGGGATGCAGATATTCCCAAGTCACCGCGCCGTCAGATTCCGTGCCTTCTTCGTGTATAGGGCGCACAGAGCCTGTTGTAGCGGAGTTGGTGGCCTCGTAGTATTTGCCATCAGACTTGCGCAGATTGGTCGCCGTGACCGCCTTATTCGTCTCCCAAGGCGGCGTCGTGATGTTGACCGGCTCCAACCGGAACAGCATCCCAACGTGCTCGTTCTCAAATATGTTAGTCGTGCAGACTAGCGACACTCCGGTGCCTGATGACGCACCAAGCGTGAAATTCTTGTAGTCGATCGGCTCGACTTGAAACGGGCCATCGGTCGGAGCATAGGTCGCAAACGCCCAGCTCGTATTGCCGCTGCGGGTCAACGTGCGCGGCGCATATCCCTCACAGCCGATATAAAGCACATCGCCGGATTGAACGATAGAAAGGGCGCAGCCACCTTCTGCATTCGTTAAATCGGCTTCTGCATACGGACTCGCAATCTCGTAGACCTTTTGCAAATCTCCGTTGAATACATACGCGCCGAATGTGGTCGTATCGATGGCGTTGCCAAACCAGTCTTTCAGTTCAAACGTATTCGCACCGGCATTGACGTTCGAAACTTGCACATACCGACCATTGAGTTCGGTCATGCCCTCGACGCCAACAACATAGAACCAATCGCCATTCGACGGATCAGTACCGCTGTACGTCAGTACGCCCGGGCTTGCCTTTGTGATGTTGGTAATATCAAGTGTGTCACCGAGTACCACACCTCGATCTGTGAAGAATCGAACGTACTGATCGCCGAACTCGAGCACATAGGCTTGATCGAACGAGAACTCAAACCGCTTGAGATATGAAACTTTGTTCTGATATTTAGTCGGCAGAACGAACCGTGTGCCTGGCATTCGCTTGGCCGGCCCCTGCACGGTCGGAACGAATCGCTCCATCTTGTAGCAGGAGCTCGAGTATTTCTCAAAATCGACGCGACCAGACAGGAGAGGGCCGACCTCGCCGCCGTTGAAATTCGAGATCGCAGGCGAAACCTTTGCCATGCGTTACAGCCTCGCCAAGATCCAAGTCTGGTCTGCGAGAGACTCCGGTGGGTTTTCGATTGCGTTAGCTATGACGGCATCCTTTATCGAGTTTCGATAATCGTTATAAGCCATCTGTTTCTGCTCTGCGCTTGCCGTCAAAGGCTCGGCAAGAATGTACGCAAGATAAGCGGAGAAAGCCATATCGAACGCCGCATCGAACTGCACCGGATCAGTCACCCGAGACAGATAACGCAGCTTCAACGGGCCAGCCTGATTCGAGAGAATGTATTTGCCCTCGAGCACATACTCTTGCCCACCCGTCGATATCAGATCCGACAGATCCGGTGACGGATACCATTGCCCGACTTGCAGGATGCGCATACAGTCGGTCGGAATCTGATACTGATACGACCAGTCCCAGAGCGGAGTGCTGGTATCCGCAGCGAGGTTCGCTCGCTTAATGCAAAAGCGCCACGAGAAGCGGCGCTGGAGATAGTCCCGTGTCATATCGAACACGGCATTCACCTCACGGGCAGGCTTGGTGTTGTCCGTAAGGTTCAAAATGCGCAAATCCCCGAGCTTCGTCAGCGCGAGGTTTGCGATTGCTACATTGCTAGCGGCCATCGGGGAACCCCGAGACCGTTAAGCCGGCGGCCAAATATCTTGAATGATTGCCTGCTTGATCGTATCGATCGCGAACAGGACTTCATCCTTCTGCATATTCGCAGCCAGATCCACGCGCAGCTCAACGTCCGTGGTTGCCGTCGAGGACGCACCTTCGGTCACGTTGCGAACGCCTTGCTCGCCGCGATCAATACCGTAAAAACGCTCTGCCATGATTCTCTCCTAGGAGAAAAGGGCGAGCCGGTTGCCCGACCCGCCCTTGTTTCTTACGCCGTGTAACGACCGATCAGCTTCACGGTGCCGGTCGCGTCAGCCGCGGCGGTCAGGGTGAAAGCCACATCGTAGAACACCGACGGGTCAGAGGTGAGGCCGAGGGCGTCCCACAGCTCTTTGCCGCTGTTCGCGATCGAGAACACAGCCGACTCGTGCAGAACATCCGTGCCGTTCAGCGCGCCGTCCTTGAGGGACAGAGCCGAGGCAAAGAAGTCAGCGTCGACCACAGCGCCGCCGTCCTTGGCTGTGCGATACAGGCCAATGTCGGAGATCGTCGTGGTGCCGATGTCCGGCGAGTAGATTCGAAGATCCGTCATTACCGCATTCGAGGGAACGCGGAACATACGGTACGTCGAACCAATGCTGTCGGTATCGGTAATTGCCGCTGTTGCGACTTCGATGCGCTCAAAGCCGCCGTCTACACGGGGGCTATTGAGCACAGCCGGGGTCGCGTCTGCGTTAGTGATAAGGGTTGACTTAACTGCTACAACTGCCATTTTCGTTTACTCCCTTATTCCGCGCAGAGGATGTCAACGACCTTCTTCTCCTCGGTGCGGGTAGCACCAAAGGTACCCATCAGGTAAACCTGATACGGGTGCGAGGAGAGGTCACGACGCTGCGTGATGTCAGACATGATGTCATTCCACATACCCAAGTGAACGCCCGAAGGCACCCACACCGGGCAGCGGCGATGGCTCGAGCTCGTCGGC